CCGGCGCACGGACCGGTGCCGCCATCAGGGTTTCTATGCACGGAGCACTCGGCTTCTACGGAGCAGGTCTTTTCACGAACGCTCGGGCACCCTCGGCTGGTATGTAAGCGTCCGCTATCCACCCATCTCGGTCATAGGCGGTGCGCAGCCGCGCTACCGAAACCGGAATGGCAGGTTTCGGATGAAAATTCTGAAATCCGGCCATTCTCGATCTACGTAGCGGGCGCCATGGCCGCGCTTGTTAGAGCCACCATGGCGGTACTGCGTCAATCGTCGTTGTCGGCCAGCGCAAAATTGCTGATCAGCACTTCGCGCGCCGGTCGTGATGCCGTGCCGATGCTGTACGTCGTGTCGATCGGCGCGACGATGAAGCGGTCGAAAGCCTCCCGCACACCCTCATTGTCGTTGAGCGACATCAGGAACTTGCCCTTGATGCCCGCCAGTTGCTCGGCCAGCGCGGCGAAGTCGTCGCGGGTGAAGACGTCAGGCCCGTAGTCCTTCTCGCAGGCCCAGTACGGCGGATCGAGGTAGAACAGCGCGCCCGCGCGGTCGTACCGGCGGATGAAGTCGCTGTAGGGCAGGCGCTCGATCACGACAGATTGCAGGCGATCATGGATGTCGGCGAGCATCGGCTCGATCTTGCTGACATCGAAGCGGGCCGGGCTGGATGCATCCACACCGAAGGTGCGGCCGGACACCTTGCCGCCGAATGCCATGCGCTGGAGGTAGAGGAAGCGCACGGCGCGCTGCAGATCGGTCAACCGGTCCGGATCCTGCCCGAGCAGGCGCTCGAACTCAGCCCTGCTGGCGACGCGGAAGCGCAGCATATCCACGAGGTAGGGATAGTGCTCGGCCAGGCAGCGGAAGAGGCCCACCACGTCGCCGGAGATATCGTTGATCGCCTCGGCCTTCGGGCGCCGGGTGCGGCGCAGGAAGATCCCGCCCATGCCTACGAAAGGCTCAGCATAGCTGGTATGCGGAGTACGGTCGAGAATGGAACAGATGCGCTTGGAAAGGTTCCGTTTTCCGCCGATGTAACCGGCCGGGGGAGAAACGGGTCGAACGAGAACAAAAGGGGTAGACATGTAGTGTTTCCTGCACGATGTCCCTTCCGCGCCTGAGACGCGGAAGGGTGCTCGAAGGGGCAGGCGCGCTGCCCGGAGAGTGCGAGTGCAGGCTCGCTGGTTTCGAGATGCGGGAACATCCGAGACCCCCTTCCGTAAAGGGGGAATTGCGCGGCGTGAAGTGCCGCCAGTCACTTACTCAGCAGTAGCGGAATCCGCAGCTTGCGTAGCGGCCTCTTCCACAACCGGCACGGTCAGGACGCCGAGGCCGATCTTGTGAGCGACGCCGCGCGCCACTTCGTCCACGCGGGCCTTCGTCGCCGCTTTGTCGTAGGCCCCGTCATCCTTCAGGACGGCGTTTACCGAGCGCATGTGCCTGATGTCACCGCTGGTGAAGGTGACAGGAACGGAGCGGGTGTTGGCGTCGAAAGCGCCGATCTTGATCTTCAGGTCGGACATGGAGTTTCCTTTCAGGCGGGAGCGTTCGGCCAGGCGACAGCGGCCGGATCTAGGGTGGTTTCGGGAAGATCGCGCAGCGCCTGCCGGTAGAGCCGCCATTCTTCGCGCTTTGTGGCGGTGAGCGGGCTGTCCGGCACCTGAGTGAAGTCGCTGGCAGCAAGGAGACGGTCGCGCTGCGTTCGGATCTGGCGCAGCAACTCTGCAGTGGCTGGCGGCGGAAGCGGTACGGCAATCGGGTCGCCATTTTCGTCTGCCGCGATCATGGAGCCGGAAGAAGCCGCCGCGATAAGGCCTGCGTGGGTCTCAGGAGCGACCGGCCGTGCGTCTTCCGGCATGGTGCCGTGAATGGTGTCGTCAAGAAAGCCGCCTGCGGAGGCGCTGAAGTAGAGCGTCACGCGATATTCTCCTTAATTGCCGAGCGCGAACCACCAGGCGGTGGCTTGGGGAGCCGCGTTCCAGAAGCTGGCTCCCAGTCTGGTCACGCTGTAGGGCAGCGGGCAGTTGGCCTGCGCGTCGCCGTTGCCGACTTCGGTGGCCACTCCCGAGTGGATGTGGAAACAGGCGTTCGGGAACTGGATCGGGAAAGTCAGCGAGCCATAGGAATTGTTGCCGCAGGTGATCGTGCCCCACTGCATGATCAGGCCATTCGGAAGCCGGGTGTAACCCGTCGCAGCCAAACTGCCCGAGGGCAGGATATCCTGAAGCTGCCACCCATCGAGCAGGTCCGCATCAAGTCCAGATCCCGAGCCGTCATTGCCTGCCCACCAGACGGGCTGGCCGCCGTACCGAAGCGTTGCATCTCCTGCATTGCAGCCCAGCCCAAGGCCGGACGTGCCGAAGGTGACATATCCGGCATTTCCGTCCTGCTGGCCACGGATGGCGATGCCGTTCGTCCAATTGACGTCACCAATCCAGGCATCGTCCCCGATCGAGATCGCCAGCCCGTCGCCATTGGCGCGGGCACGGAAGCGCAGGGCATTGACCTCGCCGTTACCCCAATAGTTGCCGCCTTCGTCGATCGTGGCGATATTGGCGTTGGAGTTGTTCTGCCAGATGAAGGTCCCGGCCACTCGGGCATAAGTCGCGCCGTTGGCGGTGAAATGAAAGCGGCTGACGCCCTCTTCCGACCGGACCCAATCGTTCACATAGTTGCGCATGAACTGCGAGCCATGCAGGCCGTCCAGCATGTCGCTGTCCATCCCGGACCCGGCGCCGTCATTGACCAGAGACCACACCGTGCCTCCATTCAGCGTCATCGCCCCGCTCACGGTCATGCCGCCCGAGAAATCCTGACCGTTAGCCGAACCGAGACGACCATTTGCGAGATTGATCTGGAAGGGCCGCAGGTCGTTCCAAATGTCGGTGACGCCGGTCCCAGCTGCGCTCAGCAGGATGTAGTAGGCGCTGCCGTCGTTGCGGTGAATCGCGGTCGGGTAATTTCCCGAGCCGTTCTTCAGGAGCAGCCCGTTCTGATAGGTGGCCTTGATCGAACCGGTGAACGACAGCGATCCGTCCAGCAGCGCATAGGCGTTGCCCTGCCTGCCATCGAGAAGGTCCGCGTCGAGGCCGGAGCCCGCGCCATCATTGCCGGTGTGCCAGAACTCATAGGATGCAGCGCCCGCCGACCATCCGCCAAATTTGAACTTGTTGTCGGTGTCGAGGCCGAAGAAGGTGGCGTAGGAGTTGGGCCGGTGGAAGGTCATCACGGCGGCGCCAGTACCATTGCCCCGGATCTCCAGCGGAGTGCCGGTCGAGCCGGTGCGCGCGGCTATCGCCGAGCTATCACCGATCAGATAGCTGATCTGGCTCGTGATTGTATCGCCGCCCTTGTTGATGGGCGTATAACCGAGGCGGGCGATGACGTTCGTGTAGTAGCTGCCGTCCTGCCCGTCGAGCAGATCGGCATCGAGCCCCGAACCGGCGCCGTCATTCGCGGCGGTCCACATTCCGGCGAGATGGCCGTCGAACACGAAATTGCCGAGGTCGGTGGTATCGACCGAGGCCTTGAGCCTGTTCACGGCGCTCCAACCGATCTTCACGCGGTTGGTCAGCTGAGCATTGCCGGTGCCCTGCTGCACGGGGGTGAATCCGAGCCGGGCGACGATGTCCGTGTAATAGCTGCCTTGCTGACCATCGAGCAGGTCGGAATCGAGGCCAGACCCGGCGCCGTCGTTGCCGGGGTGCCAGATACCGGCGTTGTTCGCGCCGAAGCGCGCGTCCAGCCACGCAGCGACAGCGTCCTTCACCATCTTGGCGGCAGGGACGCGCGCGGCATCAAGTCCGGCGAGCGTCTCAGTCAGCGTCGCCAGTTCAACGACGCCCTGAACTTCCGTGGTCGCGGGAGGGTTGAGGAAGTTGGTGTCGCCGAACGTCAGCTGGCTCGCGGTGATATCCGCGAACTGCACGTCGATCGCGAGCAGCATGATTGCCTGCGAAGACTTTTCGAGGATCGGATCGGCCTGACCATAGATCGCGAACAGGGTGCCGTCTGCGAGGTAAAGGGCGAAGCTGCGCACGGTGTAGACGGATGTGCCTTCATCGCGAACGATCAAATGGATGGTATCGTCTGCCACGACGTCGCCGGAGATGGTGGCGATGCGCTTGCTCTCTCCCGGCAGCGCGGTTGCGGCCGGGGAGGGGACGACGGCGCTTCCGGACACGCCGACCTGCGCGATCGTCACGGCTGCGGTGCCAGTGTTCTTCGCATTCACCAGAGCGGCGCGCCCGGCGTTAGTGACGGTAATCGTAAGGGCCATGGGTGCTCCGGTCAGGCCGCCGGTGCCGTACAGGACAGGCGAGCGAAGAGGGTGGGACGGACGGTCGCAATCAGGCCGACGTCTGCGGCGACATTGACGCCTTGAGTGAAGCTGAAGTGGCTGCGCACCGGCTTGGCGCGGCTGACCTCGGCGATGACCTGGTCGACAAAGGCGGCGCTGGCGGGGGCGCCTTTCTGTTCGAGGTTGAGCACGAGGTCGAAGGTGTGCGGAATGCCCTTCGGCTCCATCTGCCACCATTCGCGCAGCGCGACCGATCCGCCGAAGCTCTGGACCACGGCGCGTACCGATGCCGCCGTGCCCTTGCGGCGCGCGATCGGGATCGCCTGGCGGACGCGCTCGCGGCGGATCGCCTCGGGCCAGTCGGATGACCAATTGTCGAGCGAGCGCTCCCATGCCAGCCAAGGAAGGAACTGCAGCGGGCTATCGTCGGCGGACTTCACCGCGCGGACGAGCACCGGAATATCGAGCATCTCCGAGCCGACCCGTTCGAGGGCCTTCTGCAATGCGGTTGAGCCGGGCGGCAGGAGGGAGGCGAAGGTCATTCGTCAACGCCCGCATAGGTGACGTCGATCTTGGTGCAGAACGGCGCCTGCGTGCGTGAGACAATGACGTCGGCGGCGGGCTGGGTCAGTTGGACATTCTGGACGCCTTCGACGTGCAGGGCGGCGTGAAGGCCGGACAGGGTGATGTCGCGGCCGAGCCGGTGGCTCTCGTCGGCATAGGCCTGCGCGCTCGCAAGCGCGGCATCCATGACCACGCCGCCGTCCGGCCCGGAGAACGTCTTGATCGTGCCCTCGACGGTATAGGGCACGATCTCGGCAGACTGGGTGATGACGTGGTCGGTCAGCGGGCGGATGTCCTCGCCGGACAGGTACTCGCCAACATCCTCGATCAGATCCGCGCTGGCGGCGCCGCTATCGACGCGGGACAGGAGCGAGACGATGACTTCGCCCGGCCAGATCGCGCCGTCGAGCGCGGTGGTCATCGCCGTCACCAGCGCGTTGCTGGCGGCGTTGGCTTGCAGGACGTCCAGCACGAGCGCGCGGATGTCGTCCGGCGCGGGGCTGGTCGCGCTGGCATCGAGCACATCGGGATGAGCCGACAGTGCGTGGTAGATGTAGGCGCCCTCGGGACCGGCGACCGAGTAGCCCTCGGGTGCCAGGACGATGCGTCGCCGGAATTCGGTGTCGCTCTCCATCACGGCCGGGATGCCGAGGACATCGTCAGCGGGCGTGATGGTGCGGCGGACGACACCGAAACCGGCAGCGAGATTGTCGAGGTCTTTGCCTACGGCGTAGGCCACCATTACCGCGCGGATCGCCTCGTTCAGGCGCTGCAGCAGCAACTGGACCTCGTAGGCGAAGACCTGAAGGACGCGGGTAGAAGGGTTGCTTTCCCGGCCGTCGAACTCAACGCCTTCTTCCGCCATCAGCGCCTTCATACGCGCGAGCGCCCGCGCGAAGAGCGTCTCGAAATCGAGCTCCTCGACAGCGTCAGGCAGCGGAATGCGCGACAGGTCTACGGCGGTGAAGGTTGCATCGGCCATGTCGGCCATGTCGCGGCAGTAAGGGGGACGGCGCTACCGGGCTGCATTTGGCTGGGCGGCTGTCCAAGTGACCACTTCAAATACACGAACGCTGGCTCTAGTGCAGCAGCGGCTTCAATCAGATCGCTCCTCGGCTGCGGCTTTTAATGCCCGCGTGGCTCAGCTAAGCTCCTCGCAGCCATAGGGAATGAACTTGACTGGTATGCTAGACGGTAATGCAGCCGACGTTATTGCGTTCGAATCCGACCTGGAGCGACGGGTCAAGAACCTCGCACTTGGGCCGAAAACGCCTTCAAATGCGCTCGTCCCGCTTTACGAAGCGATCTTCAACGCCATCCATGCGGTGCAGGATCGCTTCGGCGAAAAATGGGTAAAAAAATGTCAGATCGAGGTCGAGTTAATCGACTTTGCAGGCCAATCACCAACAATACAGATACGCGACAACGGCATTGGCCTGAATGACCGCAACTTCCGCTCATTCAGGACATACGACAGCGACTTCAAACTTAAGCGTGGCGGCAAGGGGGTCGGACGCCTCTCGTGGCTAAAAGTATTCGACCGAGCTGAGGTCGATAGCACGTTCATCGGTGATGAGGGCATCCAGCGTCGGCAATTTACGTTAAACCTCGATAACTCTGGGCCCATTCGTCAACATGTTCTCGGGGCTGCCGATAGTGACCGGCCCGGGACGGTAGTCACGTTGCGGAATATGAAATCGGCTTACGCAACACATGTCCCGACTAGGCTGGACACGATCCTCCGCAAATTAACGAGCCAGTTTCTTCCCTACCTTTTGTCGGAAGAGAAGCCTTCGATCACAGTGATGACCGATGAAGAGACCTACGACCTTGCCGACTTCCTTGGGTCGAAAGAGATCGATCTGGGGGTTATCTCTATCGCCGATTTAGACGAAGACGTCATTCAGCTAAAGCACACCCTGCTTGAGCGGAGCATCGTCGAGGGGAAGGTAAGCCATAAACTCTACCTTGCGGCCAATGATCGAGTAGTATCGGAACAGGACATTGGCTTAGCACTTGGGTTGACTACATTTATCGAGCGTGAAGGAAGTCGGTACGTTTACGCCGGTATTCTCTCAGGAAAGCTGCTTGATGACAACGTTAATTCAGAGCGCACGGCCTTTGACTTGGATGATAAGAAGTTAGCCGCTCTTATTCGACGGGCGATGGGGACCGCAGGTGAAATCCTCTCTCCCCAGATCGAGCGCGTAGTAGACCAACAGGCTGAGCTCACTAAGTCAGTAATTAAAAAGTACCCGCGGTTTTCGTACATGGTGGGCGATCCTAAAAAATTTGTTGAAGATCGAGTGCCAAGACATTTCCGATCCGCCGAGCAAATCTATCAGCAGCTCGCGGTGTTTGATTACCGCGAGAATCGCGACATTGAACGGAAGGTTGAAACGCTCTCCAAGGCTGCGGACGCAAACCCTGAGGCAATTGTTCAGGAAGGAGTGGACGGCATACTTTCGCGACTGACCAAGCAGGAATTTTCAGTCCTCGCTGACTATACCGTACGTCGCAAGGTAGTACTTGACCTTCTCGAACGCCGTCTGGGCTACCGTCCTGACGGGACAATGAAGCATCACGCCGAGGCGGCGATGCACGAATTCATTGTTCCCATGCGCATGACAAACCAAGATGTGCACGTCGACAAGCATAATCTATGGATCATCGATGATAAGCTCACTTATTATGAGCATTGGGCGTCCGACAAGGCGCTCAAAAAGATCGTGAAAGGAATAGACACGAATGAGCGGCCGGACGTTCTTCTTTTTGGTGGCCGGACCACTTACCATCGTCCCGGCACAGATCAGCCGGTAGTTATAATTGAGTTCAAGAAGCCTGCTCGTGACGATTATGACGATGATGAAAATCCATTCACCCAAATCTACGGCTATATCGACGAATTGCGTGCTGGAAAGGTGTATGACCGTGACGGAGGTGTGATCCAAGAGATATCGGATTCCACACCGTTCTTTTGCTATATCATCGCTGATCTAACACCGAAGCTACGGCGCTGGCTTAAGATGGCGCAGATAAATGTGCCGCTTCCCGGGGGTGGTGGCTTCTACGGATATAATGACGACTACAAAGCATTCGTACAGGCGTTAAGCTATAAGTATGTTCTTAAAGATGCTAGGATGCGGAATGAAGCGTTTTTCAAGCACCTTTCCATCTAATTAAAGTCGTAGTAGATTTTTGATTATCCATTTGAATGGCGGCTGATGGGCGTGAAAGACATCGAGCAAATGGCTTGGACCGGCGCGAAGCGAATGCATCGAAATCGTCCCACGTCTCGTTGCACCAAGCTGTCTATGCATCGGCTAGGTGATCAAAAAGCAGATCGAGCAAGCGCTCGCTGTCGTCGGCGGTAAGGCCCAGAAGTTCGCGCTTGGGATACGGCACGGCCTTCGCACGGAGCGAGGGCTTGTCCCGCAGACCATACTGGTGAACGCTGGCGATCTGCGCGACCTTACCTGTAAAGCCGACCCAGATGCCCTGATCGTCGATACCGCTGCGCAGGAAGCGCGCCGTGGCCAGGCGGCGGAACATGGCGCGGCGCCGGATGCGGGCAGGCCGCTTGCGCGCGGCGCTGCCGCCGCGATGCTCCTCGGGCACCGGGAGCCATTTCACGATCTTGTCGCGCTCGAACGAGCGTATGGCGCCAGCCTCGATGTCGAAGCCGGTCAGCGTGTGGCCGCTGCCCCATGTGAAACTCTTCATCAGGACGCGGCGCGGTTCGCCGCCGCCGCCCGCCGGATACAGGAAGCAGGCCGGGCCGCGTCCCGGCTGCGCGGGCGTACGTTCGCGGCGCGCTTCGAAGGCGCTGCCGTCCGGCTGCTGCTGGGCGGCGATGCGGCGGCGCTGACTGGCGGCAAGATCGCGGCCCATGCGGCGCATCAGGCCGCGCTGCTCGGCCGCCGAGAGGCTGCGCAGGAGCGCGCCTGCTACCCGTTCCAGTTCGGCGAGATCGTCGCTCATGCGGCGGGCGGGACGGCGGGCGTGAGCACGGCTTCAGGATTCTCGGTTTCCACCAGCAGTTCGGTGTTGCCGAAGCCCTGCAGGAACGAGGCGTTGACGCCCGCGAAGCTGTCGGGGAACTTCGGTTCGGGGATATGCTCGACATCGTAGCCGCTGCCGTCTGGCCGGGGAATCACGAGCACCGGTTCGGTCAGGTCGATCGCGATCTCGATGTCGAACTTCTCGGTGTCGAGCGGCTGCGCCTCAAAGCCGAAGGGCTGGCTGTCGGCGCGCTGCAGCAGCTGCGGCTGCTGCTTCTCGATCCATGCAAGGATCGGCACCATCAGCGTGTCCGGATCAGCGGCGAAGTCGAAGATCGTGACCTTGAGCGCATAGCTGTAGGAGAACGACAGCGTCTTCGATCGGCGGGCATTGATCTGGCCCGCGTCGATGTAGATGCTCAGGTTCTCAGGGTTCTTCTTCAGGTCCGGCAGGTAGGCGGTGAGCCAGCGGCGCAGGTCATTTGCCTTGCGCATCGGTGCCTCCGGCGCTGGGCGACATGGCGCGGACCTGCCCCTGCAGTTCGATGAAGGCCGCGCGGATTTGCCCGGCGACGTCATAGAGCGCGGTGAGGCTGGAATGCGCGTCGGCGCCGGTCATATCGCCGGTGCTACTGCGCTGGACTTTGGGCAATTCCGGCGGCGGCGCGAGCAGGGCGGGCGATACCCGCGCCGTTTGCGACGTCGGCTGCGCGGTCGAGCAGGCCGACGCCATCAGCATCAACGCACACGTTGCGATACACCGGCCGCTCAATGACCTTCTGGCTTTCATGGTAGATTTCCCTGACGTTGGTCTGCCGGGCGTATTCGGCCGCCTGGTTGCGCTCGGTGGAGGCGTCGATCTGGTCTTGCAGCCGGTCGCGCTCGGCCCGCGCGGCATCGTCCGCGCGCTTCTGGGCGGCCTGTTCCTGCGCGGCGCCGACGCTGGTGCCATAGAAGAAACCGCCAATGCCGGCAGCGCTCGCGGTGAGCGCCCCGGCAAGGACGACGTGGGAGAGGCCGAGGGTCACGCCCAGCGGCCCCGGATCAGCGCGGCCTGAATCTTGTCCGCGATCGTGGCGATGTCTTCGGCGCGATCGGTGCCGTTGATGATGCGGCGGGCCTGCACGAACTGTTCGTGGGTGCCGGTGTCGGAGAGGTAGCGGCTGAGGCTGCGGCCGGTGAAGGCGCCGTCTTCCATGCCCTTGATGAGGATCCGCACCGAAAGAACTGGATCGAGGGCCAGATCGAAGTTCTTGAGCAGGGCGCCCTTGAGGCCCAGCGCGCCGTCCGCCCACTCGTAATTGCGGTCCCACGTCAGCTGGACAAGGCCGCGACCATACTGCGGCTGACCGTACTTGCCGGGGGCGGCATAGGGCTTACCCTTGCCGAGGCCCCATTCGCGCTGCGGCGTGAACCGGGCCTCGTGCCAGGCGGTGGCAAGCGCATAGGCCAGCCAGCCCACTGGCCACAGGGCCGACGATGCCAGAATGGCGTTGACGATGTCGACCTGCTTCTGATCGCGGCCGCCGGTGATCGAGCGGAGCGAGGTGAAGAAGGCGGCAGGGTTGGCGAGCGCGCGGCGCGGCTTGGCGGTCATGGGATCAGTCCTTCTTGGGGAGGAAGCGGTCAGCGAGGCGGGCGGGCAGGCTGGCGAGCGTGTCGATCGCGGCCTTGGCCAGCTTGGGCGTGGCATCGTAGGCGAGAAGGGCGATGCCGAAGCCGATCGACTGGGAGACGAGGCCGCCCCATCCGGTAAGCGTGACGATGGCCAGCGTGGCGTAATAGCTGACCGTCGAGCCAATCGCCCACTGGGCGAAGCGCTGGCGATAGGAGAGGCCGGGCTTCCATGCCTGGGCGACGGCGGAGCCGATCAGCGAGGGCGAAAGCGAGCCGAGAAATTCAGCCGCGGCTTCGAGAATGGGGCGCAGTTCCATGTGTCAGCTCCAAAGCTGGATGAGGGGCAGCACGCGGTTCGCGCTGGTGGAGGTGGTCGCGGTCGCCGGGATCAGGATTACGGTGCCGAGCGGCAGCACCTTTCCGCTGTCGGCAAGGCCGGGGTTGGCATCGAGCACGCGCGTCAGTTCCCCCGGTCCCAGCCCGGCTTCGCGCCAGAGCAGCTGGTCGAGGGTGTCGCCCTGTTTGGACCGGAGACGCTGCGCGGCGGCCATCAGATCAGGTCCACCGTGGTCCGCGACGTGCCGAGGATGTCGCGCACCGCATGCAGCGCATCGCGGCGCAGTTCGCCGATCGAGGGCGTGAGTTCGTCCGCCTGGTTGCCGCCTGCGCTGGTCGTATCAAAGTCGCGGTAGCGTTCGACCAGTTCGGCCTTCGCATAGAGTGAGACGGCGCGGTGGTAGCGGATCAGCTGCTGGCTCTGGCCGTCCAGCTGCGGTGACGGGACATCGGCGAGCGTGGCGTATCCGGCAGCGATCGACAGCGCCGCGTAAGCGCGCAGGTCGTACTCCACCGACATGATGGCACCGAGGATTGCCGCGCGCAGTCGGGGTGCGGTGACATTCGCAGAGATGCGGGCATCTGCGCGGACGGCGGCCGGCTCGACGTCGGGGAAGAAGCCGTCGTTGATGATGACGCCTTCGTCAGCGGGAGGATCCTCGATCGCGGCGCTGGGAGGGGTAGCGATGAACGTCATGGAGCCTCATGTCGGCCCGCTCGGCTAACAGGGGTGGGGATCGGGTCAGCTGGCGGCCCTACGGCTCGAAAGCCTCCCGCAGCGCGCGATCCGCCCCTGAGCGCCGGGGGCGAGCTTGTTACGCGGCAGGATTGCCGCCGGTGTCTGTGGTGGGCGCGGCGGCGCTGACAGCGGCCAGCAGCTTTTCCGCGCGCTTGACGCGATCCTTCACGCCGATGCGGTCGAACAGGCGCTGGGCTTCGCGAAGGTTGATGAGGGCACTTTCCAGAGGGACCTGGCTGCTTTCGGCAGGTATGTCCTCGGCTTTGCGCAGCTGCTCGATGCCGATGGCCTTGAGCAGCTTGGCGCGAACCTGATCGTGGATGTCGAGACCGATGGTCAGATTGTCGGCGGTGTCGAGCACGGACAGCGGGAAGGCCTTGCCAGTGTTCTGGAGCTTCAGGGCGGCGTCGGCGATCTCTTCGACGACGATCGTCGCGACATCGCGCTCGTAGCGCTTGGGCATCGAGACATGGTGGCGCAGCAGGAATTCGGCGATTTCGAGGGCGACCGTGTAGGCGCCGACGTCGATCGACCAGACCATGCAGGTGGGAACAACATCGGCGGAGACGCCGGTGCCGACGCCCGCATCGGCGCTCAGCACCCCAATGATCCACGCCTTGTAGTGCGGCAGCATCTCGCGCTTGGCTTCGATCTTGCGGTCGATCGACTTGATTTCTTTCAGGCGGCGCAGATCGTGCGTCAGCCGCAGGGCGATCTCAGCGGCGGCCCGGTCGGCGGGCGTTGCCTTGCCCCCCGCTGCCGAAGGGTGGGCGGCAGCGGGGGAGGCAGCCCCCGTGACAGGTGCGATTGCTGCGGTGATGGTCTGGGCAGCGAGTACGCGATCACGCTTAAGACGAGCGAGGCTCATGGTGATATCCTGTGACGGGAGCGGCTACGGGAGGGCGAAACCGGCCGGTCAGGCGGGCTTCTTGGCCATCTTGATGTTCTCGACGAGGGCGCAGCGACCGTAGTCCTCCACCACGTAATCCTCGTTGACGGACTCGTAGTTCTCGATCTGGTCGAGTGCCGGCTCATCCTTGATCTGGCGGCGGCGGGTCTCTTCTTGCACGTAGATCGCGAGGTTATCGAGGCTGGTGATCAGCAGCGAAGTCTCGGGGAAGAACGGCACGATGACGGCGCGCTTGCCTGCCATCTGCTTGGGCAGGGTCAGGATGCGATGCGCGGCTTCGCGCTCGGTGGCGGTGTCACCGGCGGCCTGCAGCAGGTTCAGGTACTTGTCCTTCACCAGCGCCCAGCCCACGACGACGACAAGGTCGGTGTCGCTGCGGTGCCAGGGGTCAAGCAGATCGAGCGCGTCGAAGGCGACCGCGTCGAGGTTTGCGTAGTCGGCCTTTGCGCTGTCAGCGTTCGTGACCTCGCCGTCGATCACTTCGACGATCTCGACATCGGCCGCGACATAGATCGCCTTATCGGCACCGGCGGTCAGGGCGCCGTCATCGAGTACGCGCTCTTCGGCATGAGTGCGGATCTTGTGCAGCCAGCCCTCGTTGACGTCCTGCAGCAGCGGATTCGCGGCGCGGTCGGTGCTGGCGGCGACCGAGGTACCATTGAAACCGATCATGATGCGGTCGCGGCCCTGTTGCTTCAGGATCACGTCGCGCAGGAGGGTCTGGAATTCCGGCTTGTGGCGCCAGGCATCGAGCTTGGCGTAAGGGATCGCGTGGTCGAAGTTGGTCTGGCGGCAGTTGTAACCGCCGTCGTCCGTGGTGTCGGTCGGATCGCCGGGGGTGCGGCGCTGACCGGCCTTGGTGTTGGTGCGCCCGGCGAGCGGGCGGGTAACGCCGACGCCCACCTTCTGGCCGGTCTGCGCGGCGACCATGACGACGCTGACCTGCTGAAGGAAGTCGCTCGACTCCTGGATCTTCTCTTCCAGCTTCTGTTCGACGGCGGGAGCGACGCTGAACTTGGCGACGACGTCTTCCGCTTCGATGCCGTTGATCAGCGCGATCTGGCTGACATACGACTTGTAGAGGGCACGGGTTTCTTTACGCATTTTGCGAGGCTCCTGAGAGGCGCGAGGGGCTGGGGCAGGCGGGGTGCGGAACCGATCAGCAGTCGGTCAGGTGCGCGGCATTGCCGCCGCCGCCGGTGGCCGGGGAGCGATTGAAGGTCTGCGGCTGTTCGGTTGAGGCCAGCTGGGCTTCCAGCTTGTCGAAGCGGGCGCCGAGGGCGACGACAGCATCGTTCGACGGCTTGACGGCGGCGGCCACCTGCTCGCCCATCACGGCAGCAAAGCGTTCAATATCGGGAGCGTTGTCGTTGGCCGGTGCCGGGGCAGGGGGCGGGGTGGCCGGTTCCTTCGGCTTGTCGGACTTGAACAGCGTGGCGAACGCGGCGATGAAACCGGACTTGGTCGCCTCGGCAATCGTCGCACCGTCGAGCGAAGGCTCGATCTCAAGCGAGGTCTCGTAAGCCGAGGTGAAGAGGTTCGGCCGGGACTGGACGGCGAACTTCAGCGGTTCGGTGCCAAGCGATGCCGGACTGTCGGTGATGGCGAGGCCTACAAGGTAGCCTTTGCCTTCGCCGGCGAAATTGGGGTGAAGCTCGCAGCTGGTGTAGAGCTTTTGCCCTGCCTTGTTGAGCGCGATCAGCTGGTCGTTGGCTTCGATCTCGGCGACCAGGCTGAGCAGCTTCTTCGTTGCGCCATTGATGTCGAGTTCGACCTCTTCGGTCCGCAGCGACAGCACGGTGCCGTACGCGTTGAAGGGCTTGTCCGGGCTATACCCGGCAATGTGCTCACAATTGATGCGCGCGGCATAGGTGGCGGGCGCGTAGCTGGCGGCAGCCTGTTCGAGCAGAGCACGCTCGATGACGCGGCCATCGACAGTGGGGCCTTCGACGGCGACGCGGAAAAACTTGCTCTTGGCCATGATCGGTCCGGTTCCTTGAGGGTGCGGCGGGTTCGGCAGCGGTGTTGTTCCGGCCAAAAGGACTGCAGGGCCGCATCTTCTCAAGGGCATCCATTTGGTCTGGCGCTGGGCCAAATGGACAGCGGTGATTGACGGCGAAAACGAACGGCATGGTCGCCGCCATGAGCACGAACGCGACCCTTCCCGACCCGCTGGCTTCCGCATGGAAGTTCGATCCGCGTCGCCACGCCCGCAGCCTGTACTGGCGCGGGTGGGGCGTGACGCAGATCGCCGACGAGTTCGCGCTGCACGGCGTGGCCAACGATCAGGGCAAACCTATCCCCCGCCCGACGATCGAATCTTGGCGTCAGCGCGACAAGTGGGACGAGGCGCCGTCGATCAAGAAGATCGAGGACGGCCTTGAAATCCGGCTGCTGACGCTGATCGCGAAGGAGAAGAAGACGAGCGCCGACCTCGTCGAGATGGACGCGCTGAACCGGTCGATCGAGAGCCTTGCCCGCGTCCGGCGCTTCGAACAGCCGGGCGGCCATAGCGGTGACCTCAACGAGAAGGTCGGCAACCGCAACGCCGGGCCGCGGAAGGCTCCGAAGAAAAACCATTTCACCGAAGAGCAGGCCGAGGAACTCAAGCGCATCTTCCTCGACGGGTGCTTCGACTATCAGCTGCGCTGGTGGAAGGAGAAGGATCAGCGCACCCGCATGATCCTGAAGTCGCGCCAGATCGGCGCCACCTATTTCTTCGCCTTCGAAGCGCTGATGGACGCGATCGAGACCGGGCGTAACCAGATCTTCCTGTCAGCGTCCAAGGCGCAGGCCCACCAGTTCCGATCCTACATCGTCAGCTTCGCCAAGCTGGTGGGCGTGTCGCTGGCAGGCGACCCGATGGTCATCACGTCCGAACGGCGCCCGCCGGAGGAGGCCGGGGCCGAACTGCACTTCCTCGGCACGAACTTCCGCACCGCGCAGGGCCGCAGCGGCAATTTCTACTTCGACGAGTTCTTCTGGGTCCATTCGTTCGAGGAACTGAACAAAGTCGCCTCGGGTATGGCGACGCACAAGAAGTGGCGGAAAACCTACTTCTCGACGCCATCAACCATCGCGCATCCCGCGTACCCGTATTGGACCGGCGAGCGCCGCAACAAGCGCCGGAAGAAGGCCGACCGGATCGAGATCGACGTCAGCCACCAGGCGCTTGCCGCTGGCAGCGTCGGGCCGGATCGGGTGTGGCGCCACATCGTCAACATCCGCGATGCGGATCTTGCTGGCTGTGACCTCTTCGATATCGAGGAGCTTGAGGACGAATACGCGGCCGACGAGTTCGCGAACCTCTACATGTGCGAGTTCGTGGACGACAGCCTGTCGGCCTTTAAGTTCAACGACCTGATCGCCTGCGGCTGCGACAGCCTGGTCGAATGGGAGGACTTCAACCCGGAGGCTGCTCGGCCTTATGGCAATCGCGCAGTCTGGGCAGGATATGATCCGCAGTCGAGCGAGACCGGTGACAATGCCGCGCTGGTGATCGCCGCGCCGCCCCTGTCGGAGGGCGGGACGTTCCGGATTCTCGAACGCCACCCGCTGCGCGGTCAGGACTTTGAAGAGCAGGCCGGATTCATCAAGGCGATGCTGGGCCGGTACAACTGCACATATCTGGGCGTTGACGCGACCGGCGTCGGCGCCGGTGTCTATCAGCTGCTGGCCAAGCCCGGCGGGCTGCCCGGCTGTTCTGTCGCCAAGATTGAATACTCGCTGGAGGTGAAAGCGGGCATGATCATGAAGGCGCAGAACGTGATCCGTCGCGGGCGCCTGGCGTTCGAGAGCAGCTACCTCGACATCGTCTCGGCCTTCGTGTCGATCAAGAAAACGCTGACAACCAGCGGGCGCAACGTGACCTTCAAGGCCGGGCGCGGCGGTGACGACGGCCATGCCGACATCGCGTGGGCAACCATGCACATCCTCATGAACGAGCCGCTCGACGGCAAGGAAAAGCCCAAGGGCACGATGGAGATTATCGAATGAGCAAGCGTAACCGTGCCCGCCATATGAGCCGACAGGAATCGGCGGAGGCATCGCAGGGCGCGATCGTCTCCGCCAACGATAACCGCGGCGAAGTGCAGGCCTTCACGTTCGGGGATCCCGAACCGGTGCTCAGCCGGGCGACGATGCTCGACATGCTGGAATGCTACCACAACCAGCGCTGGTACGAGCCGCCGATTTCGCTGCATGGCCTTGCCCGCGCGTTCCGCGCCTCGCCGCACCATTCCAGCGCGATCATCCTCAAGCGCAACATGCTGGCCGCCAGTCTGGAGCCGACCAAGTGGCTCAGCCGAGCGGCGTTCAAGGGCATGGCGCAGGACTATCTGGTGATGGGCAACGCCTATGCGCAAGAGGTCCGCAACCGCCTGGGCGGCCTGCTGCGGCTAGACCACGCGCTTGCAAAGTACACCCGGCGCGGCGTTGAGCCGGGACACTTCTGGTGGGTGCCGGGGCATCAGCCCGAGGTCGAGTTCGCGCCGGGCACCGTCCACCAGCTGATCGCGCCGGACGTCAATCAGGAAATCTATGGCCTGCCTGAGTATCTGTCGGCCTTGCAGTCGGCGCTGCTGAATGAGAACGCGACGCTGTTTCGCCGCCGATACTACGAGAACGGGAGCCACGCTGGCTACATCATGTACGTGACCGGCGAGTTTGCCGATGGCGACGTCGACAAGATGCGCGATGCCCTGAAGCGGTCGAAGGGGCCGGGGAATTTCCGGAACCTCTTCGTCCACTCGCCTAACGGCAAGGACACCGGGATCCAGATTAAGTCGATCGCGGAGGCGGGCGCCAAGGACGAGTTCCTTGGGATCAAGAACACGACGCGCGATGATGTGCTTGCCGCGCACCGGGTGCCGCCCCAGCTGCTGGGCATCGTGCCCGCAAATGCAGGGGGCTTTGGTGACGTGACCAAGGCGACCGACGCGTTCTTCGAGTTGGAGATCGAGCCGTTGCAGTCGGTGTTTCTCGAACTGAACGACGCCGTGGGCGCGGAGGTGGTGCGCTTCAGGCAGCGGGTGAAAGGTGCAAGATAGCGCCGTGGCTGAGCGATAATCCAATCTAGCAGACATGCGAACCGTTGGTGCCGGCCTCGATTGGCATCTTGGCACAAAGCGTGGTGACCCGCTATGTCTTCATTCAGCGATTGAGGTACGCAGAAGGTGTAAAAAGCGTGGCTCCCGCAGCTTCGTTGCGCAAAGTTTCCACCACTAAAAGCGCGTCCGAGTGAGTACGGTAGCCGCCACAGTCCACTAGAACTAACCCGCCATCGGAGATCAGGCGCCAGTGCCAATCACCTCCGGTGAATAAAGTAGAAGTCACGCTCGTGAGATCGGCTTGATAGAGGTCAAAGTGAGCCGGTAGGCGCCCCGCTTTTCGGACGCTGAGATTGCTTCTGTGTAATGCTGCAGTCCGCGCCGGAACGACTCGCTTATCCATATCGATATCCCTTTGAACTCGAGGAGCTTAATGCGGGCCTCTAGCCTTGTAGAAAGGGTAGCGGCGAACCACCCCAAGAATGATGTGGTTCTTGAGCAGCCGACGGATAGTGCCAGCCCCTTCGCCTGTGACGCAAACTAGATGCGTTCCGCCGGAGGGCAATTGCTCACTGGCGCTTACCATCACGAGAGACTCTTCACATACCGCGAGCACCTTGGTCTCCGGCAGATTTAAATTAATGGCGCGGCTTACCGTTGTCCCGCGCCAGCTATCGTCGCGATGAAGAGTCGTGGCCATAATCAGAATCCACATGTAAGCGGGAGCACGCATTCGGAAGTGCTTACAATATTATTCCGGATAGGATCTGATATGGGCTGTTATAAGGCGAAGGCAAGGGGGATTAATTTTTGAAGCCGCATGTATCTGGGAAGGCGGAAGAACTAAATTTTGCCAGAAATGTTTTGGTTTCGGCTTAGCGCGGCCATTTTTAATTCTTGCTTCGTTGCCGTAACGGTGCTCGCTAAATGCGAGGCTTTTCTTGGTGCACACCTAGCAACCATGTTTCGAGGCTCTCTAGAAGGATGCCGTTTCGGGAACTGCCGCGGAGTCGACGCAGATCTCGGCGCAGGGCCGATTAGTCCCGACCATGCCATCGCATTGCCCCGGTCAAAAGCAACACAAGCGCCCCCCCCTAGAAGCGCGCTTATTCCCCCGCCTCGCCCGCGCACTTTTCGTGTCGGTTTTGATGCACATTGGCAGCGCCGGAAGAATGGCGGGCTTCCTAGGCCGGGTGGAGATGAA